CTAAGAATACTTTGTAGTTGAGTTAGTTCGCGAGCTTGAATTGCAAATGCTGGTCTGGCCAAAACTTGCTGAAAATTGTCTGATGGACTATAATCATCATGATATGGCGTTACATTTAAATTTGTTTTAAAAGGCATAGACTATAAACTCCCTACTTAGAATTCTATGATCAATTTGATATCTTCTGTTTGGTCAGATGCTCTACTAATAGGTTTACGATTTTCAATATAGATAATGTTACCGCTATCAAATGCTAATTCTGGGTTCGCATATCCATCAGTAAAGGTTATTGTATTACCACCCGCCAGAGTTACAGCAGTATCAGCACCGGCATCCGGCGTTCCAAACGCATTAGATGTTGATCCTGTCACCTTATAAGCACCACTAAAAGCAACATAGGCGCCGGTTGTTCCATTTGTACCATAGTCGCCAAACCTTTCTTGTTGATAATATAGAATATTATTACTGCTATCCCAATCCACCACCTTGCCAATCGCCGCTGTAGTTAGTTGTGATATTTTCTCATCAACATCAAATGTTCCACTGGTCGAAGTTAACTTTAAGGCATATGTCTGTCTGAAAGTTGATGCTGTAGCAACAGTAGTTGTTCCATAATCATACGGATCAGTTACCAAACCAACTCTGCGAAAATCATTAGCAGTTGTTATATCATCTCCCTCAGCCTGAGCTAGAGTAGCATTCATCAAAACATAATGACCGCCGAGTTCTTTAACAGCATCTGACCCATGGCCACCTTTAGGACTGATGACAATATCCACAGAACCACCAGAACCTCCGATTGCTGAAGCAGTTGTTAATGCTGCATCAGAAAATGTGTAACCAGAGGCCAGATTAACCGTTCCATAAGTATATCCCGCGCCCCCATCATGAATTGTAGTGTCTGTTCCAGATGTTAAACCAAATGATGTGATTGAATTACTGGCAACAGTTATTCTTATAATGGCGCCAGAAGAAGTTCCGGCACTTGTTCCATCACCATAAACAGCTGCATAATATGTTCCATTGGTATAAGTGGAACCAACTGTGATTTTAAGGGAGGAAATTGTACCGTCAGTTGCGGCAGCACTTATAGTGCTATCGGTTGATACAGGTATAAAATCTGTACTAAGATATTTATCTACTTCTGAAGTAGTAAGTGAATATATGTATTGTAGTACATATCCACCCAACTCAAATGGTGATGTTGATTCAGAAGTTGGTGCAGAACCACTATAGGCGGTTCCACCATTATTATCAAGAACCTTATAAACTCTGAAATCTGTGGTCAAGAAATAAAATGTGGAATCATAAATGTTTGTTGCTCCAGAGGTTGCTGTATTAGAAGAATTTACATTATGATCATACTGGTCATAAGTATCTCCATTTGCCCAGTTACGCCGAGGAATCGCATAACTAATAAAGGAAGAAGTAATTTTTTTACCAGCAATCATATCATCCCAAACATAGAACTCTTCGCCGGGGCCATCAGTTGGCGTAGGAGGAGATGTATCTGAACCACCTGTTGTTCCAGTAGTAAATGATGTAGCCTTACCTATAAAAAGGTAATATGTACTTGCCGAAGCTTCAGTAAATGATTCATAAAACTGGCCGGCATTATGTTGCCTGAATTTTTCTGTTATGATTGCTGTCATGATTTTTTTCCTCGTTCTATTTATGCGCCAGCGGCATAAAGAGTTTTAAGTGTTGTTCCGCTAGAATTTTTAATTAATAATGTAACTAGGGTTTTTAATTGAGCGGCACCAATTGCGTCATCTGCCATATTTGCTTCTGCAACAGTGTCTGGTGAAATCATTGTTCCCGAAACCGTATTAGTATCGCCCGTTGTTACAACAGTTCCAGTAATATTAGGAAAGGTGATCGTCCGGTCAGCTGTTGGGTCCGTTACGGTGAGTGTCGTTTCATATGCATCATCTGTCGCACCTTCAAGAACAATAGTCGCACCTGTTGATGTTATAGTTCCTACAGTTAAATCACCCAGTGTGGTTGTACCAGCACCAAATGTTCCTGTCGTTACAAGATTCTCATTACCAAAATCAATTGCACCAGAACTATCTGTAATAGACCCAGCAGCAAGTGCAAGAGTGCCTACAGCAAGACTTGAAAGGCCGTTTATTGTGGTCGATGTTAAGGTTGTAATAGTTGCAGATGTTTGCGTACCCCCAATCACACCAGATAATGACAGGCCTGAAATAACAGGATTTGTAAGCGTAACAACTGTAGCAGTTGAACTTATACCGCTAGTAAGAGAGGTGCCATTACCTAAAAGAGTATATAGCTCAACAAAGTTATCATTAACTTTATCAGCACCTTCTCTAAGATTATCTCCTGTGCCATCGTCAGCAACAGCCCCTAATCCAATTGCTTGATATGCCATTAATTTATACCCTTTCCGAAACTTTTAACTATTTATAATATTATTTATAACCCAAAATCTAGAAACCTTCTACCACATCATAAGTTTGAGAAGTATTATCATAAGTTGTTGTATCCGTGTTATCAAATGTTTCTGCTTGAAGGCCGGGCGGTAAGAATGGTGACGCACTGCCAAGAAGGCTGGAATATGTACCGTTTTCCCAATCTAAATAATTTCCAGCATTTGTGCTACTACCATCTGTCCCATTTAACAGAACATAACCATCATACTGTATTGGAAGATATAAGAATCTTTCTGTTTCTATTTTTCCACCCGCATCCGATAAATCAGAATCTATGCCATTAAGAACCAAATTACTTCCCGCATTTGAACTTGACCCATCAGTTCCATTCAAAACAATATCAAATGGATCATACTCATCCTGTAACTTAATATGTCCGTGGGGCCTTGTAAATATTTCTGTAGGCCTCACAAACGGCGAGAATTGGGAATTATCAAACCAATGGGCATCCGGTACTTTACCCGTACTACTTCCTACTTCTGCTTCAATCCTCTGAGATTCCAAAATCAACTTATAGCCAATTCCAACGGATGTGCCGCTTTCTAAAATAATATCTTGGCCTACACCCTCATCTATCTCATGTAGAATATTGTCACCAGCATTAGTAGATGATCCATCTGTTCCGTTCAAAATAATTAAACCAGAATTATCCTCCAAGATGCCGTAGGATATATTATTGTTCTCTAAAATGAAAGCTCCAGATGCTTCAGAAGCTTCCATGAGAATGAATATATCATCCCTATCGTCATGTGATTTATTTAATTCATCATATGTTTCATATAGAATACTTTCGTCGGCATTAGAACTAGATTCATCAGTGCCGTTCAATATCAGTTGACTTCCATCATCTAATGTTCCAAGACTATTATCTGAAGCCGAGCCATTCAGAAGTATTCTACCATAATCAGAATACCTGTCTAAAATCGTTTCCATTGACAGGAGATCAGGCCTAATAAAATCACTAATGGGTAAATTAATATCAACATTTTCTGATACAATTGTACCGCCAGCTGCATGTTCGCTCGCAATGTTGGCGCCAGCGTTAGAACTGCTTCCGTCTGTTCCATCCAAGAGAATCTGGAACCTTGAATTTTTATTGAAGTCTTTAAATCCAACACCAACGCCAAGATTATCAGAAGTTGCTTTCTCTAATGAAAAGGGTTCTCCTCCATGCTGCAGAACAAGTGGATCATGTGATGCGCTAACTTCAATACCATTTAATATAAGTCTATCTGTATTAATGGTTGGACCTCTTTTCCTTAACGCATCTTCTAACTGAATATTGCCAATACCAACTTGGTCGCTGAAAGGATTCAATGCCATATGACTGAGGCCTACCGTCACTACAGGCACCGGCTGAGGTAAATATATTTTGGTTTTTAATAGTCTGATAAAATTAACATCATGATCGACGCTCTTACTTCCTGCCGAAGATTCAGACATTAACACACCAGAAGAATCTTCAAGAGTAAAATTATCACCAAAAGAATCTTCAAAAGCAATATTTTGACTGTTTGTAAATATAGGACCATCAGCTATAGATACACTATAATCCTCAGAAATAATTCTTTCACCCGCCTCTGTATAGATATAAGGCCCTCTGATATTTGATACCGAGGCCTCTATTGTTATTGGTCCGCCTACTTCGGTTGTTATAGATATTAAAGCAAATGCATCCGTGACAATATTGTCTCCATCATTGTCACCATCTTCATGCATAACCCTGTTTCGTTTCCCTGTAGGGAAGTCATCAGTGCCATTTAAAACAAGACTGTTTCCATCTGCATCAATTAATTCATAAACACCAAGAG